GCAAGCAGCACGCGGCGCTCGGTCGAGCGGCAGAGATGCGCATGGCTGAGCGCGCGATAGCACCATGGGACATGCGCCGCGATGATGCGGTATGGCGCCTACTGACAAACCCGCAGGCGAGCGTCAAGCCGGAGGCGCAACTTGGGCGCAAGGGTGGTCGGAGGCCAGCCATTATCTGCATCGAGTGGCGCGGTGGCCTTGAGCGGTTTCATGGCGTGATGGAGGCTGCGGAATGGCTAGGTGTCTGGAGGGGAAGGCTGTGTAATTTGACTGCGAATCCACACGAAATTATTGTACGTGGACGACATTACAGAATTTGGGCGGAGGAAATAACATGACAATACGCAAAAGGCATTTCTTTGTGCTTCTTAAGAGGTAGAGAGATATGATCGACTACAGTAAAAAGACTTACCAGCAATTAGTAAAAATCTTAGACAGAGAGGTATCGATTTATGTGCGCAAAACTCACCAGTTTGGCGATGGATATTGCACATGTTATACGTGCGGGAAAATCCTACCTATAAGCGAGATTGATGCTGGCCATTATATTTCTAGGAGATTCTATGCGACGAGGTATGATCTGGACAACATCAGGCCTCAATGTCCTGGATGTAATAAATATAGAGGAGGTGAGCCGATGAAATTCCGATCAAGACTTGTCGCTGATATTGGCGAGGAGCGAGTGAAGCGGCTGGAGGCAAAGGCGGAATTAAATGGAGAAAGGCCATCTTCCAAGGGAATGGCTGATTGAGGAGATTGAGCGGTATAGATGTCTATATTCAGTCATAGATAAAATAAGTAATATGCCTATTACATATCTTGTAGGAGGGTGTATGTATAAACATGATGTAGATAAGATACAAAAAAATACGGTTGATGACTGTTATGCTTGGATTGAGGGAACACTACCATTTCTTGATGAGCTATATTTAATAATCCAATCACAAATAGAATTGGGTACTGTTAGTGGGGATAAATATAGGAGATATGTAGAGTCTATCAGTCAATTTATTGAAGCTGGGAAAAAGCTGTTACAGAATAAATAATGATATTATGAAATACTTTCTTGATTTGTTTTCCGGAATTGGTGGTTTCGCTCTTGGAGCATATTGGGCTGGACTGAAATTTGATGAGCATTATTTTAGTGAGGTTGATGATTATGCGATCAAAGTTTATCAACAACGGTTTCCGGATGCAATCGGACTCGGAGACATCCGAAAAATCAGAGGACAAGACCTCCCGAAAGGTGATTGGATTACCTGTGGAGGATTCCCCTGTCAGGATATTTCTGTCGCTGGCAAGGGAGCTGGGCTGGCAGGTGAAAGAAGCGGATTATGGTTCGAGTACGCACGGCTCATTGGCGAGGTACGACCACGATATGCAATCATGGAGAACGTCGGAGCCTTATCTTTTCGAGGACTTGAAACCGTCCTTGGTTCGCTTGCCGAAATCGGGTATGATGCGGAATGGTGTAATATATGCGCCTCTGATGTTGGAGCGCCGCATAAACGGGAACGATTGTGGATTGTGGGCTACCCCCACGACGATGGATTCGATGGCTCCCAAAACGGAAAAAGCATTGTTCAAAGAAGCAACACAGACAAGACCTGGAAGGAAGAACTGGTCAAATCTTCGGGATCAGGTTGTTCAGGGGAAACGGATGTGGCCTACGCCAGCGGCGAGGGACTGGAAGGATGGGAAAAAGCCGTACAGCTGGAAAAAGGATGGCACAGCGACACAGGATACGATAGGAAGAAGATTGGCAGCAGCTGGAGAAACAGTCAATGGGACTCTGAACCCGACGTGGGTAGAGTGGCTAATGAATTACCCTAAAGGATGGACAGACCTTGACGCTTCTATTGTTTCCCATTATACTATGGGTATCAGTATAATAGGAGATAATAATGCCAAGACCCAAAAAGATCGATCCGGTCAAGAATTGCCAGTTTTGCGGGAAGCAACTTATGAGGAAAATAATCAACGGAAGGCTGGAAGATCGGGGAATATTCCTGAAACGGAAGTACTGCAATCAGGATTGCATGGCGAAAGCATTTATCAAGAAGAATGTGGAAATAACAACCATGCACAAGAGGGCGCAGAAATACAAAAAAACCTCTTGCCAGATATGCGGAGCGACAACGAAATTACAGGTTCATCATCAAGACGGGAACCCGATGAACAATGCTCTGGACAACCTGATAACCTTGTGCGGCTCCTGTCATCTGAAATGGCATTGGACTCATGGGAAGAAGAATCCAAAACGCCAGACTGTTTGCAAAATATGCGGAGAGCCTTCGAGGAAATTGGATATGTGCCAGAAACACTACCAGAGATTCAGGAAGTATGGCGATCCATATCTGACGAAGAAAAAGATTGGATCAAAATACGAATTAGTACAAGACATTCCTGGTGTGAAGAATGGCCAGGGGTTCCAAGAGTAGCATCCTCAATACCCTCTAGGGTGGACAGACTTAAATGTCTCGGAAATTCGATTGTCCCTCAAATTGCAGAATTGATTTTCGAGCAGGCTGTATTTGATTTATGGAGAACTGTATGATAAATAGTTTTTAGTCCAATAAGAAATCATTTTCCATACAGTTACAATAAAGTAATACAAAAAGCTATTGACAAAGTAAAATATATGTAATATAATCATAATTGATAGGAGATAATTGATGAAAAATTGCCTTTGGGATTTAACTTTTATGTTTCCTGCGTTCGTGGCTGTGAACGTTGAGTGTAAACTCGGAAACCCTTTTAAGGGACAGCCAAAGCCTCCTAACCGCTTTCATTTTCCCTCTTTCCTCCTATTATCATAAAGGTTAGTCCCAAAGGCTTTCTTTTTACATTACAACCATGAAAATAGCAGATTATGATAACGGTGTTTTATTATTAAAATTTTTTGGTAATGATTTTGATGATGGACTTGCTGAAGTTAAAGAACTTACAAGTCCATATTTTATTCCAGCAGGTAAATTTTGGACTGCTCCATATGCAGATTCTAATATTCAAAAACTTAAAAAGCATAATTGGATTTTTACTGAAAAATTGAATGCTATTATAAATTCAAATATAGTGAAAGAAGTTATTATAGATGAATCAAAATTGGAAGGGTTACTTCCATTTCAGAAAGAAGCAGTAAAGTGGCTGGAATCAAGAAATGGTACTGGATTGATTGCCGATGAAATGGGATTAGGTAAAACTATTGAAGTGATAGGATATACAAATATTCATCAAGAAAAGTATCCTATATTGGTAATATGCCCTGCATCAGTAAAAATGAATTGGGGAATTGAAATTGAAAAATGGGCTTACAATAAAAAATATGAAATTCTTTACAGCACAAGACCATATGAAATATATGAAAATAATTGGATTATTATAAATTATGATATTCTTAAAGATTGGGTTTTAGTATTGTCAGAAATGAAGTTAAAAATGATAATATTGGATGAATCACAATTTATAGCAAACAATCGCACATTACGAGCAAAAGCAGTAAAAGGATTAAGAAAAGTATATAAGAATATACCGATTATATGCTTATCTGGAACACCTATACGGAATAGACCGTCTGAATTTTTTACTACATTAAATCTTATAGCTCCTAAAGTATTTCCTAATAGATATAAATATTTACAGGAATTTTGCAGTCCTACTTATAATGGTTTTGGATGGTCATACAATGGAGCTTCTCATATAGATGAATTATATGAATTAGTAAAGCCTTATATGCTACGGAGAACAAAGAAAGAAGTAGCATTAGAACTTCCTGATAAAATAAAAACTATTATTCCATTGGAACTTGAAGAAGTAGAAAAAAGAAATTATTTAGACGCAGAAGGTGAATTTGCTGAATGGCTGAATAATCATTATACTACTTTGATAAAGGAAAGGGAATTATTAGAACATTTACGGCAATTAGCATATCTTGCTAAACGGAAAGCTATGCTACAATGGATTAGTGATTTTCTTTCTACTGATGAAAAATTAGTAGTTATGGCTTATCACACAATGGCTATTGATGATATTTATAGTAAATTCAAAAATGTAGCAGTTAAGTTTGATGGAAGGACTAATCAACTTGATAGACAAAAAGTCATAGACAAGTTTCAGAAAGATGAAAAAACAAAATTGTTTATTGGACAGATAAATGCTGCTAGTGTAGGAATTACTTTAACAGCAGCTCATTCATTAGCATTTGTAGAATTTACTTATACTCCTACAGACCATTTACAAGCAGAAGATAGAATCCATAGAATTGGTCAAGATGCTGAAATGGTGAATATTTATTATCTTATAGGCTTTGGAACAATAGAAGAAAAGATAACTAAAATGCTGAATATAAAGAATAATGTAGTAAGCAAAGTAGTTGATGGAAAAGAAGATAAAGAATTTTTTGGTGAAGAAGACATATTAAAAGAACTTATTAAACAATATAGGAAATAAGTAATGGAACTGAAGACTATTGATTTAAGTGCCGAAAGAAAATTACTTACTAATCTAATAGTTTCTGATGAATTTTGTAAAAGAATTGTTCCAATATTTAATCCAATATATTGTAAAAGCAAATATGCTCAAATAATAAGTGAATGGATTGTAGAATTTTATAATGTTTATAAGAAAGCTCCGAATAAAACAATAGAAGATATTTATAAAGAAAAAGTAAATGTAATTCAAGATGATATAGCAGATTTAATTGCTGATTTTCTACAGAATATATCTGATGAGTATATACAGACTGTTGAGAATATTGAATATGATATAACTCAGGCTGAGCAATATATAAGTGCTCGGTCAATGGAAGTGATGATAGAAAATGTAAAAAGGTCTTTACAGAAAAATGATTTATTGCAAGCAGAAAAGTTTATAGCTGAATATAAAAAGCCAGCGGCAGTATCTGATAGTGGAGTTGATATGCTGAATGATGCTGCATTAGTGTCTGATGCATTTAATGAAGAAGATGAAATACTTTTTAAGTTTCCTGGAGCGTTGGGTGAATTAGCTGGTGAATTTCATAGAGGTGATTTTGTCAGTTTCTTTGGGCCACAAAAGCGTGGTAAGAGCCAAATGTTATGGTATTCGGCAGAAGCAGCAATGTATAAGGAATTGAAAGTAGTATTTTTTACTATGGAAATGACAAGAAAACAAATGATACGAAGAGGTTGGAGGTCTATTGTTGGACAGACAAAAGAACCAATGACAGTAAAATTTCCTTATTTTGTACAAAATGAAGCTACTTTGAAATATGGTATAGCTTACAAAAAATTGCACAAGACTGGAGTAAATGTTACTAAAATTGAATATCAGCAAAGTAAATTGCGGAAAATGCTAAGGAATGGTTCAGTAAGGATATTATCTATTCCAGCATACCGTTCTACAGTAGAAGATATTGAGAATCATTTGGATGTACTACAGTTATACTCAAGTTATACCCCAGATGTTGTAGTAATTGATTATGCTGATTTGCTTATTCCAAGTCGATATAAAGGAACTGAATATCGGCATCAGTTGGATGATATTTGGAAAGGGTTAAGAAGAATATCTCAAGAACGTAATATTCTTGTTATTACTGCTTCACAAACGAATAAAGCTACTTTTGATAGAGATGTGAGGAAGAATGATAGTGCAGAAGACAGTAGGAAGATAGGACATATAACTTGTGGACTAGGATTAAATCAGAAAGATTCTGAAATAGAAAAAGGAATATTACGAGTAAATCAGTTAGTAGTACGTGAGGAGAAAGCTACAACTGAGCAAGTGATTGTATTAGAATGTTTGGATATATGTAAGCCAGTATTGGACAGTAAATTTGTTCATGAAATAAATTTGGATTATGAAATACATGAGAATAAAAGACGTAAAAGAAGAACTATAGATACGGAGGAATAGTACTATGAAATTATCTAAGAAGAATTTTCAAGATGCTGTTAAAATAGCAATGATGGCTACTACACAAGATTCTACTGTATATGCCAGTGGGGATTGTTTGTTGTTTGATAATAATACAATTTATTCTTATAATGGGTATACAAGCATAGCAAAAAAATTTATTACAGAAGAACCGTTGCAAGGAGCAGTAAGAGCAAAGGAATTATTCAGTATTATAAATAAGATACAGGATAAAGAATTTGAAATAAAAGATATTGGGAAATCATGGAATATAAGGGCTGGAAGGGCTAATTATGAGCTAGTAAAAAAAGCCGATTTAGAATTAAATAGTATAGAAAGGATAATTCCCAAAGATAATGAATGGATTTATATTCCTGATAATTTATTTGAGGCACTTAATTTTTGTATTCTCAATGACAATAATACGAATATTTTTATTGGTGATGATGTAGTATATTCTACAGATGGGTTTAGGATTTATCAATATAAATTGAGCACTCCGATGACAAATAAAGTGCTAATCAATACACAGTTGGTTAAAAGTGTGGTATGTTTTAACAATATTAAAGAATATGCTATAACAAAAGGTTGGATTCATTTTAGAGATGATGATGGTTCAATTATATCTGTTAGAAAATATGATACTTCTCAATATCCTAAAGATGAAATAGAGAGGGTAATAAAAGAAAATACTGATGGCGATTATGTAAAATGTGCTATTCCAGATATGTTGATACAAGTTATTGATAGAGCTTCTATTTTATCAAAAGAAGTAGATAAATATGATGCAATTACAATGAAACTTACTAATACTGGTATTACAGTAAAATCAAATAATGAATATGGTAAATTTGAAGAATCTACAGATGCGGAAATACCTTATAATGCTGAATTTGTAGTCAGTGTTATTATGTTGAAAGATTGTTTGAAGGATACTGATTCATTCTATATAAGGAAGATAGCAGTAAAAGGAACTGCAAAGGAAACAGTTAATTTAGTATTTTCCAGTAGTAATGGAATAAAAATACTATCAACAATGGATTAGAATATGCCACGTTCATTCTTTGATAAAAATAAATTATTAGAAATAAATTATAAAGAACCTACTATAAGAGTAAAGAAGAATAACATAATAAGTTGTGAAGAATGTGGTTTATATAAACACTGTAACAGTCCTAAAATGGAAGCGAGTGGAGAAGGTAGGCTAGGCATTCTTATTATAGCAGAAGCTCCAGGAGCTGAAGAAGATTTACAAGGAACACAGTTAGTAGGAAGGTCTGGTAGATTACTTAGGGAAGTGTTACATCTTATGGATTTAGATTTGGATAGAGATTTTTGGAAGACAAATGCAATATCCTGTAGGCCACAAAACAATAAAACACCAAGTATATTACAAATAAATGCTTGTAGAAATAGAGTAAAAGAAGTTATAGATAAATATAAACCAAAGGTAATAATCCCTATGGGGTATACTGCAATGATATCCCTTGTAGGGGATAAAATAACAGGAAGAATAAAAGGTTTGTCTATGACTGATTGGGCTGGTTGTATTATACCAGACCAAGATTATAAATGCTGGATATGTCCTACATGGCATCCATCTTATATTATAAGGAATGAAGATGGCAGTGAAAATAGTGTAGTAAAGAAACAGTTTATAAACAATATAAGAGAAGCAGTAAAATTAGCAGAAAAACCTTTTTATACAAGCAATTATTTAGGAGATTGTATTGTAATAGACAAGATGGAAGAAGCCATTGATATAATACATAAAATGAGAGAAGCACCTATTGTAGCATTCGATTATGAGACTACAGGAAAGAAGCCTTATAGAAAAGGCCATAGAATTGTATGTGCTTCTGTTTCTGATGGATTATTCAGTTATTCATTTCCATTTTTTGATGATGATGATTTTAGGAATGAATGGAAAGGATTTTTATTAAGTAAAACACAAAAGATAGCACATAATGCAAAATTTGAACGGATTTGGACAAAAGTATTATTAGGATATTGGCCTAAAAATATTAAATGGGATACTATACTTGCAGCACATATTCTCAACAATAATAAAAAAGTAGGATTGAAATATTTGCTTTATACCACATTAGGTATTATAGGATATGATAAGGATATTGATAAATACTTAGAGTCAAAATCAGAAGATGAAGAATTACATGGGGCAAATGCTTTCAATAATATAGATAAAGTTGATATTTATGATTTGATGAAATATAATGCAATGGATTCATTAGGAACTTATAAACTATATGAATATCAGAAAAGCAAATTTACTGATAATTTTTACAGAGCATTAAATCTTTTTATGGAAGGTGAAGAAGCATTAACGAAAGCTGAATATAATGGTATATATTATGATACAGAACAAGCTGAAAAATTAAAGAAAAGTCTTGATAAACGATTGATATTCCTTGAAAATGAAGTAATGCAGTCAGAAGTATTGAAGAAGTGGGACAAAGAAAAACCATTCAGAATAAGCAATACAAATGATTTATCTCATCTTATTTTTGATATATTAGGTTATAAACCGCATAAAGTAACAGAAATTACTGGTAGACCAAAATCTGATAAAGAAGAAATGAAATTCTACAATATTCCTATAGTAGAAGATGTGATGAATTGGCGCAGATGGTATAAAGTAAGCAATACATATCTTACAGGATTCAATAAAGAGTGTATAGATTCTGTTATTCATCCATTCTTTAATCTTTATGGAGTAAAAACATACCGTTCATCATCACAGAATCCTAATTTACAGAATATACCGAAAAGAGATACTGAAGTATCTACAATGCTACGGAAATTATTATTCCCACGAAAAGGTCATAAGATAGGAGAATATGATTATAATGCTATGGAAGTTGCTATTATAGCATGCAGCAATAAAGATCCGAATCTTATTAAATATATTACTGAAGGTGGAGATATGCATAAAGATATTGCTTCTTTGTTATTCTTGAAAGACCCTAAAGAAATCACAAAGAAAGAGCGATATCTTGCTAAAAATGGATTTGTATTTCCTACTTTTTATGGTTCATACTATAAGCATACTGGTGAAAAGATATGGGAAAGCTTGGAACCTGAAACAAAAAAGCATTTGAAAGATGAAGGAATATATAATATGAATGCTTTTATAAATCATGTGCATGACGTAGAAGATAATTTCTGGTTTGAGAGATTTCCTGTTGCTTATGAATATAAAGAAAAAGTGATTGCTGATTATGAGAAAAAAGGCTATGTGGAAATGTTTACAGGATTTAGATGTTATGCTCCAATGTCAAGGAATCAAGTATTGAATAGTCCAATACAAGGTGCTGCATTCCATTGTTTACTTTATACATTCATAAATGTTACTAATGAATTGGAAAAAAATAAAATGGATACTAGGCTTATTGGGGAAATACATGATGCTATTATTCCAGATATAAATCCTGATGAAGAGAAACAGCTTGATAATATTATTTGGTATTATGGAACACAGAAAATTAGGGAAGATTGGGACTGGATTATTGTACCATTGAAGATTGAAAAGTCTATTAGTAATGTTGATGAAAGTTGGGCTAAAGTAAGTGAAGTAGGATTGCTCAATGCACAGAATGACTAAACTTGAGATGGAATTACGGAATATGGAAATATGTAAACTGTACAAAAGCGGAAAAACTATTCTTGAATTGGAGAAAAGATACAATATAAAAAAGTCAAGAATACATAAAATATTACAAGACAATGATATAAAAACAAGAAGAACTGGGCCAACATTAAAACCTATTCCATTTAATATAAAGGATATAGAAATGGATAGAACAAATGGAATGAAATGGAAAGATATTGCTAAAAAATATAATACAACAATAAATGCGTTGTATTATTATCTTAATTGCCCTGATATGAAAAAGAAGAAGGTAAATAAAAATGACACTATATCAAAAGTATAGGCCAAAAGACTTTTCTGAAATTGTTGGAAATGAGATTACTATAAAAGCATTAGAAAATGCTCTTAAAAAAGAGAATCATTCCCATGCTTATCTTTTTGTAGGGCAGTCTGGAACGGGAAAGACAACAGTTGCAAGAATCATGGCTTCAAAATTAGATGCAAGTGATTTGGATATTGTAGAAATAAACAGTTCAAACAATAGAGGTATTGATACAGCAAGAGAAATAATTCAGCAGATGAAAATATTGCCGATTGCTGGTAAAAATAAAGTTTTTATATTAGATGAAGTACAAAAAACTACTGCCGATTTCCAAGGAGCAATATTAAAAGTATTAGAAGATACTCCAGAATATGTTTATTTCTTTCTTTGTACTACTGATGCACAAAAACTGATAAAACCAATAAAGACAAGATGCACATTGGTAGAATTTAATTTACTTACTTCTGTACAATTATATGGCTTATTAAGCAAAATATGCAAATTGGAAAACGTTAATGTACCTAATAGTATATTAACTGAAATAGCTGAAAAAGCAGATGGATGCCCAAGAGCTGCTTTAGTACTATTAGAAAGAGTTTTATCTTTATCAACTGAAGATGAGATGAAGAAGTATCTAAAGTCTGTTGTTTTAGCTGATGAAAATGATGCTGAAACGATAGAACTATGCAGAGCTTTATTAAAAAAGGAGCATTGGAATGTTATAGCAAATATATTGAAACAATTAAATGAAAATGGGGTACTTGACAACCCAGAAAAGGTAAGGTATACTGTACTCAGTTATATGAATACAGTATTGCTTTCTGGAAAGGAAAATGCTATAGCAATGATGGCATTGGAAGCATTTTCACAGGATACATTCAATACTGGAAAAGCGGGAATTACATTAGCCTGCTTAAAAACAATATTATAGGAGGATTTATGAAATACGATATTACTGAAGAAGAAAAGGAAGAAATAGATGAAATGCTAGATGAGATATTGGAAGATAATGAAGAAATAGATGAAGAAGTTGATTTGGAAGATGAAGATTTTGATGATGATTTTGACTTCGATGAGGAGGATGAGGAAACAGATGAATGATTTTAAGGATTTGGTAAAGATTGATAGATACAATTTATCAAATGAGTGTGTGGAACATTCCAGTAGGTATCTGGAAATTTGTGAAGAATATGTAGAGGCTAAAAACAAATATTTGAAAGCACAAGATAAATTAGATTTAGTTTTAGCTGATACTGATATTTATTATAGGACTCACTGGGATGATACTTGGGGGAAAATGACAGAAGCATATATCAAAAATGTGGTTACTCTTAATGAAAATGTGATTAAAGCTACTGAAGAAGTACGACAAGCACAATATGAATTAGGGATATTGGAATCAGCAAAGAATGCTTTTGACAGTAGAAAAGCAATGCTTAATGATTTAGTATCATTATTGATTGGCGGATTCTATTCCAATCCATCTGATAATAGTATTGAGGATGATATAAGAAGGAGGATGAAAGAAGGAAATGAGTGAACCTGATTACAGTAGGGTTTCTTTTAGAAGGAAATTTAATCTAGGAAACTATGAAACCATGGACATTGAACTTGAATGTTTTGTCCATGAAGGGGATGATGTGATGGATTTACTAAAGAGAATGGATAAGACAACGGAAAAATACAAAGATTATAGGAGGGAATTAAATGGCTAGTGTAAAGTCCATGAAGGACATTATTAGAGAAAGGTATGAGAATAGGAAGTCTGCTACTACTGTACCAGCACTTAATTTTAAGGATTCTAATGTAAGTTTTTGGAAGCCAGTAGAAGGAACTAATAGTATTCACATACTTCCTTACATTATTAAAACTAAGAATCATCCTCTTGTTAAATTAGGGAAATTTGAAGTTGGAGACCCTGATTTTGTAATGATATTGGATATACATGAATATGTTGGGCCTAACAAAGTAAGTATTATATGTCCTAACAGAACATTTGGTAAGGCTTGTCCTATTTGTGAACAGGCAATGCTTTATAGAAACGAAGGTAGAATAGAAGAAGCAAAGAAACTTTATTCACGTCGTAAGGCTTACTATAATATTGTAGACAATAATGACATGGATAAAGGAGTACAAGTATTTATAGCAAGTTATGCTTTATTCCATGAAGAATTGATGGAAGAAATTGGAGCACTTAATGCTGAATTAGGTGATATTGTAGATTTTACTGATATCAGAAAAGGAAGATTGATACAGTTTAGAGCTACAAAAGAAAGTTTCAATAGGAATGAATACTTCAAATATAAATCATTCAAATTCCTTCCACGAGAAGAGCCATTAAATCCTGATTTGTTGAAGCATGTTTATAGCTTTGACGAATATCTTATTTTGTATTCGTATGATGAAATCAAAAAAATATTCTATGAAGATAATGATGATGACCCTGAAGAAGAAATTATTGAAATAGAAAAAGATGAATCGGATGATGAAGAAGAAATACCAATTCATGAAAAAGTAGAAGTCAAAAAAGAATCATCTACTATTAAATGTCCTGTTGGAGGCACATTAGGTAAAGATTTAGGTAAATTGGATGAATGTGATGAGTGCGAATTATATGGTGATTGCTATGAAACATATAAGCAACACAAACTTGCTAATAAAAAATAATGGAGTAAAATGTGTCAAAAAGGACTGAAGAAATAAAAGAAACAATAATGAGTGCAAATTCTGTAGTAAAAAAAGATACAGAATTTGCACCCACTGGTAGTACCTTATTGGATTTGATAGTTGGTGGTGGTACAGGGGAAGGATTTTCATTTGGCAATGTTATCAATATTGTTGGCGACACAGGTTCTGGCAAGAGTCTAATGGTATGTGAAATTGTAGCAGCATGTCATTATAAATTTAAGGATAAATTTAAGTGGATTTATGATGACTGTGAGTCTGGTTTTACCTTTGATACAAAAAGTCTGTATGGCTTTGAAATTATGCCGATGAATGTTGAAGAACGGGTAA